CGATCTTGTTATTGGAAAAGGTGGTTCTCAGTACGGAACTGCAAACCCTTGGGCTGAAAGCTCGACTCAATTATTCCCATTAGGAACTAAGCTTATTTACGGTAACAATGTCTATCGTTATGGTCTGCTTGGCGGCACTGCTGTCACTGCAGGAAAGTTGGTTCAGCACCAAGCCCAAGACTCTAACCACTTGAATATGACTGCTACTGCAGCCGTTAGTGTAGGGGAAACTGCTATTTCTGTTGAGACAGGTGGAAACGATTTGACTTTAAATGAATATGCTGACGGTTATCTATGGGTAAATGACGTTAATGGTGAGGGGCAGACAATGAGGGTTAAATCCAACCCTGCTCATGACCATTCGGATGACCCAAGTGTCGTTATTACAACCTATGATGCTCTGGCAACAGCACTGACTACGAGTTCCCAGTTATCGTTGATTCATAACCCATATTCAGGGCTAGTTATTGCTCCAGCTACTGAAACAGGGGCTGTTATGGGTGCTACGGTTATTGATATGACCGCAGATTACTATGGATGGTTTACTGTGTCTGGCCCTCAAGCCTTGCTTACAGTAGGTACATTGGTACTTGGAAATATTGCTGTTCGCTCTGGTGGTACAGATGGTGGTGTTGCCCCGGCAACGGATAATGTACTCACGGAAATTGGAGAGGTTATGGCGGTTAATGCCAATACGGAATATTCTCTAATCTGGATGAACATACAGTAATTAATCAGGAGGGGTTTTGCCCCTCCCTTTGATTTGGAGAATATTTTATGGGGATACTAAACGATGTAAAAGCTATCACCATTAGTGATGAAGTAGCTGCGGATGATGATTTTATTGTTACCGCTGCTAGACCAAATACTAGTGCTACGATAGCTAACAGTTCTTTTGCTTCAGGTGGCGCAAGGATTTTGAATGTAACAACTACAGGTACGGGCGATAACGGTAAAACGAACACTATTGTAGGAACGGACGTTTTTGGTGATGCCCTAACTGAAGTTATTACCTCTACAGGTTCAGCAGAAGCGGTAGCTGGAACCAAATATTTTAAAACAATCACTTCTGTAACAAGCTCTGCTCAATTTGCTGCTAATTTAAAAGTTGGTTCTACAGCATCTGCATCACAAGCTATATTTGGTGGAAGAACAAGATTGCAGGGGATGTCTATTGTTTCTGGCGGTACAGCCGGGGTTATTCAGTTTTATGATGGAACACCTGATTCGGGTACTGTTTTGTTTAAAGCCAGAACGATTGGCACGGATAACACTACTGAGGATTATTATTTACCCGCAGGGATTTTATTCGCTAGTGGTATGTCGGTTCAATACACCATTGGAACTATTGACATGATGACATTTTATTACGCATAAGGAGTTTGAATGCCTAAAGTTACTTATACTGATAGCAAAGGTAAACAGAAGTCTAAACATTTTCCATACACTAAGGCCGGACTTGCAGCGGCACAGAAATTCGCCAAAGCAAAGAAAGGTAAAATAAAAAAGAAGGAGAAGCGTTATGTGGCATAAACCTGAATACACTGAAGTTCGTTTTGGTTTTGAAGTAACGATGTATATAGCCAATAGGTAATATGGCTACTCGTGTAAATAAAAAGAAGATGCCTTGTAATAGGCCGAAGCGTACACCTAACCACCCTAAAAAGTCACATATTGTTAAGGCTTGTGCGGGGGGTAAGAAAAAAATTATACGTTTCGGTCAGCAAGGTAAGAAAGTCGGGGCTTTAAAAGGTACGGCAGGTAAACCTAAAAAAGGGGAATCTGCTCGTATGAAAGCTAAAAGACGTTCTTTTAAGGCTAGACATGGTAAAAATATAAAGAAAGGGAAGATGTCAGCAGCTTATTGGGCAGATAAAGTCAAATGGTAAAAGTAGGTAACTAATGGAAGATAATTCTGAAGCTCTAAAAAATGTTGTAGATGGCGTTTCGGCCACTGTGGGTGTCGGGGTTTTCTTCGGCTATATACAGGCACTGGTTGGATTTTTTACTATTATATGGTTTGCAATCCGAATATGGGAAACTAAAACAGTGCAGAATTTAATTGGAAAAATAAGGAGTAAATGATGGCGACACCTGTAGGTACTTTAAATGAAGCAGGAGACCCTGTAGATAAACGACCTAAAACCGTTATGGAACGTCTACAAGACCTTATGAATGAAGCTAACAGACGTAAACAAAATTGGTTAAAAGAAAAAAAAGAAATGTCTAGGGGGAGTACAATAAATAAGATGGGTGGCGGAATGATTAAGAAATACCGTAAAGGTGGTAAAGTTGATGGTCTTGCTACAAAAGGTAAAACCAGAGGCCGTATGGTTAAAGGGAGAAAATAATGGCTAATAAGTGGAAGAAAAGGTTAAAGGAAATAGAAGCAGAAAAAAAGAAGACTGGAGCTAGTTTAAAGGGCGTTTGGGGAGAGCAACAAAAACGTACAAAAATAACTCAGGAATATCGAGCTAAAAATAAAGCCAAAAAAGAGGCTGAAGCTGCCGCAAAAAGAATTAAAGATGCTAAAGCAAAAGTACAGAAGACCCAAGATCGGGTTAAGAAAATTTTAGCCCAAGCTGATATAAATAAGATGTCTTTTAAAAAAGCTTTTGCTAACAAAAGAGCTTCGGGGGCTAAAACATTTACATGGCGGGGTAAAAGATACACTACTGAGTTAGCTAAACCTAAACAACCTAAACCTAAACTAAAATCCGCAACAGGGTCAAAAATAAAAGATTATTTTAAACCTATGACTCCAGCCCAAGTTGCCGCGCAAAAAGCTCGTAAACTTAGTGATAGACTGAGAAAAGATGCTTCAAGAGCAGTTGATGTGAAAAGACTAGCGCGGGCTAAAGACCGTAGGGCGTAATAATTAAAGGTCGTATGGTTTAGGGGAAAAGATTTATAAAGCATTATACTTGTAGTAAATGCAGTGTAAAAAAGCCTATAAATAAATTCCCAGTTAGGTCGGATAGAAGTATAGGCATACGTACTATTTGTAAAGGTTGTTATAATAGTTATAAGAAACAGTGGTATGCTAGTAACCCTGAGTATAAAAAAAGAGCAGTTCGTAGGGTTGCTATACGTAAAAAGTTAAATAGGAAACACGAAAGTTTATTAGGTAAGTGCAGGAGACATGGTATAACTCCAGAATATTTTAGGAGTTTACTGAAAAAACAAAAGTTTAGGTGTAAAATATGCAAGAAGAAAGGTACTGATACTTCGTTGTGTATAGACCACGACCACAAGACCGGAAAGATACGAGGGTTATTGTGTCGCAAATGTAATTTAGGATTGGGTCATTTTGATGATAATGTGACTCGATTAGATGAAGCTAAAAAGTATTTAGAGGAAAGTTATGGCGACTAGTGGAACAGCGACTTTTGGCCCAGATATAGCAGAATTATGTGAGGATGCATTTGAACGGTGCGGGTTGGAAATGCGTAGTGGGTATGATCTGCGTACTGCTCGGCGTAGTTTAAATATTATGGCGGCTGAGTGGTCTAATAGAGGTTTAAATCTGTGGACAGTAGCTAGTGGTACTCAAGCTATTACTGCAGGAACAGCTACTTATACTCTTCCAGCAGATACAGTGGATTTGTTAGAACATGTTATACGTACAGGATCAGGAACTTCTCAATCAGATCAATCACTTTCGAGAATTTCAGGGTCTACATATGCTACACTTACATCAAAAAATAGCGAAGGGAAACCCGTCCAAATCTACGTGGATCGCCAAGCGACCCCTACTGTCACTTTATGGCCCACACCCGATTCAGCATCTACTTATACCTTGGTATATTGGCGTATCCGGCGTATTGAGGATGCTGGTGATGCTGCCTCTAATACATACGATATCCCTAGTAGGTTTATTCCTTCACTTGTTGCAGGTTTGGCCTACCATGTGGCCCTCAAGCGTCCTGAAGTGGGCATCGAACGAGTGGCTCTTCTTAAAGCTGCTTACGAGGAGCAGTTTTCCTTGGCGGCGGATGAAGACAGGAGTAAAGCATCTGTCCAATTCGTTCCTAACATTAGTTCCATATAGGAGAAAATAATGAAAGCACCAAATAAATATAGACAACCTAAAAAAGTACCTGTGCCTAATTTTGCAGGGTATCCTAATAAGATTAATACCCAGACTGTAAAGATGAATTATGTAGGCGCGGCTACTAAAGGTACTAAAACTTCCAATAGGTTTGCGTAATTTAAACTATGTCTAAATATGCTTCTGGGAAATTGGCGTTTGGATTCTGTGATAAAACGGGGTTTCGTTATCCGTTAAAAGATCTAAAATATGAATATCACGCTGGAGTAAGAACTGGTCTCAGGGTAGGTAAAGATGTATATGACGCAGACCAACCTCAAAATTTTTTAGGTCGGTACAAGATAAGTGACCCACAAGCGTTAGAAAATCCTAGACCTACTGGAGCTATTTCTGGTAGGGGGGTATATGGGTTTGATCCTGTGGGGGATGGAAATGTAGATTTTGAAGGGCCGTCTAGCACTAAGGTTAATATGACTGTAGGCACAGTTAGAGTTAAGATAGGGTAGTTATGGATATTATAGACCAACCTTTACCACCACCCCCATCAGCTACGGGGGCTGCCCCTACTACGCCTACTTCTCCTGTTGTGCCGCCACAGGAACCTGTACAACCTCCTCAACAAACACAGTATCAACAGTACAACCCTTATAGCTTTTTTACTCAACAGTTTAGGTCTCCTTTTGGGGGTTATGGATTAGGTAGTTATGGTATGTCACCTATGGGGTATGGTGGAGGTTATGGTATGTCACCTATGGGGTACGGCGGTGGTTATGGTATGTCACCTATGGGGTATGGTGGAGGTTATGGATTAGGTAGTTATGGTATGTCACCTATGGGGTATGGTGGAGGTTATGGGGGATATGGTGGTTTTGGCGGGCTTATGTCCTTATTTGGCGGATATAGATAATGAATTACACAAATTTAGTACAAGCAATAAAAGATTATACGGAAAATACTGAGACTTCGTTTGTGTCTCATATTGATGAGATTATTAAACAAGCTGAACAACGTATATATAATGAAGTACAAATACCTAATTTACGGAAAAATTCTACAGGTACTACTACCTCCAGCAATACTTATTTGCAAACCCCTTCTGATTTTTTAGCTCCGTATTCTTTAGCGGTTTTAAATAGTAGCAGTAATTATTCCTATCTTCTTAATAAAGATGTTAACTGGATACGGGAAGCATATAACAGTTCTTCCACCACTGGGCTTCCTAAATATTATGCTCTTTTTGATGATGATACTTTTATTTTAGCCCCAACTCCAGATGCTACCTATACTGTAGAATTACATTACTATTATTACCCAACATCTATAGTTTCCGCTGCTACTACTTGGTTAGGGGATAATTATGAGCAAGTGTTGTTGTATGGGTGTTTATTGGAGGCATATACCTATATGAAGGGTGATGCTGATTTAATGACTCTTTATAAAAGTCGTTATGATGAAGGGATGAAACAATTAAAAATGCTTGGGGATGGTAAGGATAGGCGAGATACTTATAGATCCGGGCAAGTTAGATACGAGGTGACTTAATGTTGGATTCTTCGTTTAACAGCCATATAGGTAAAGTTTCTGTTGCTACTACTTCTTTTCGAGGTATGACTCCTGAAGAATTAGCGGATATGGCAATGGAAAAAATTTTATTTGTTGGGGATACATGCCCTCCGGTGATTAAAGACCAAGCCAGAGCCTTCCAAAAACAAGTACGAGATATTATAATAATATATTTAAAACAGGCGGTTAAAAGCGATAGGACTACATTAATTAATGAACTAAATCAGGCTGGATTACACGATGCAGCGGCGGTTATCAGGAGACTTTAATGGCTATTACACAGGCAATATGTACTTCATTTAAAAAAGAATTATTAAATGGGGCGCATGATTTTGATTTATCATCAGGGGATACCTTTAAGTTAGCCTTATATACATCTTCTGCTTCTTTGGACGCAAGCACTACTGCATACTCCGCTACTAATGAAGCCACTGGGACTAATTACACGGCTGGAGGGGCCACATTAACGAAAGTAGATCCCGCTACTTCAGGAACTACAGCTTATGTAGATTTTGCAGATTTAGTTTTTTCCACAGTTACTGTTACCGCTAGAGGCGCAGTAATCTACAATACAACTCCTAATACTACTTCTTTGTCTTTATCAAATCCTGCTGTACTTGTATTAAATTTTGGTGCTGATAAATCTGCTACTGCGGGGGATTTTACCATTCAGTTCCCTACAGCTAGTGCGACAGCAGCTATATTAAGGTTAGCATAGAGGTGATTAATTATGGCATTTGTTTTAGCGGATAGGGTAAGGGAGTCTACAACCACTACAGGTACAGGGGCAGTAACTTTAGCGGGAGCCGCAACAGGGTATCAAACTTTTGCTGATGGTATTGGGTCTACCAATACTACTTATTATGCTATAGCCCACCAAACTGCTAATGAATGGGAAGTTGGTCTTGGTACTGTAGGTTCAGGTACATTAACTAGGACTACTGTTCTTAAATCTAGTAATTCCGATAGTGCTGTTGATTTTGCTTCTGGAACTAAAGACGTATTTGTCACCTACCCTGCTGAAAAAGCAGTAACTCTTACGGATACCCAGACGCTTACTAATAAAACCATTGACGCAAGCCAACTAACAGGCACGGTAGCTAATGCTAGGCTAGACGCACAGTTGCAGGATGTTGCAGGTTTAGGGGTAACAGACGGTAATTTTATTGTAGGGAATGGGTCTAATTTTGTAGCAGAAAGTGGTTCTACAGCTAGGACTTCTTTAGGTTTAGGATCATCTTCTACCCAAGACACAGGTATATCCAATAATAACGTACCTAAATTTACGTCTGGTGTAGCGGATGATGACTTTTTAAGGGTAGACGGCACAGCTATAGAAGGACGTAGTGCCAGCGAGGTTTTAAGTGATATAGGGGCTCAAGCTAGTGATGCTCAACTTACTGATATTGCTGGCCTTGCTGTATCTGATGGTAATTTTATTGTAGGTGACGGGTCTAATTGGGTTGCGGAATCTGGAGCTACAGCTAGGACTTCTTTAGGTTTAGGATCAGCCGCCACTCAAGATACAGGTATATCTAATAATAACGTACCTAAATTTACGTCAGGAGCGGCAGATAATGACTTTCTTAGAATTGATGGTACGGCTATCGAGGGGCGTAGTGCTAGTGAGGTGCTTAGTGACATAGGCGCACAGGCAAGTGACGCTCAATTAACGGATATTGCAGGGTTAGCAGTTTCGGATGGCAACTTTATAGTAGGTGATGGGTCTAATTGGGTCGCAGAATCGGGGGCTACTGCAAGAACTTCTTTAGGTCTGGGGTCTGCTGCTACACAGGATACGGGTATATCTAATAATAATGTACCTAAATTTACGTCTGGTGTAGCGGATGACGACTTTTTAAGGGTAGCTGGAACCACCATAGAGGGGAGGTCAGCTTCTGAAGTGCTCGGCGATATTGGCGGGCAGGGGGTATTGACAACTGATGGGGCTTCTCTCCCTTGGGGGGTTCATTCAGAAATAACACTAGCTCATGTGCATGATACAGGACTTACTTTAACTAATACTGTTGCGGATACTGACAATAGACCTGTCGTACTCAATCTTAAATCTGAAGAGGACGCTATTGTAGCTGACGATGTAATTGGCAGTTTACGGTTTACTGGGGGAGATTCGGGTGGTACAGATGCCGTTCTTACCGCAGCGTCGATTGATGCTGTAGCTACAGATACACATGCTTCAGACAATAACGCTACCAAATTAAGTTTTAAAACAGGGGCTTCTGAGGCCGCAACCGAGAAGATGACTATCAGTGCTGTGGGTGACGTTAATATGAAAAACACAGCTACGGGGGACGATACCCCAATGACCCTAACACTTCAGACCGGAG